GGTGACTTAGCCATCTTCCTTCAACCCATGAACATAACCGTTTTTTCTGTTGTAAGTCAGCGTTTCCTTGCGACCTTCTTCTACATAACTGCAATGAACCCAGCCAGTATTGCCACCAGTATAACACTCAAGGATCAATTGATCGAACTCTAAGTTGGCTTCAATCCATCTAGCCAGTTCATAATTATCAACGCCAGCCACCTCAAAGTCTGCCGCTTGACCTTTAGCGTGCTGACTGTCAATGCTACTGCCAACAGCGATACATAACTCAGGCGACCTAAAGCCGCTTGAAACAATGAATGAACCAAACTCATCACGGATTGGCTGCAAAATATTCTCACATAGCAAAGCCATAGCGTGTACTTGAACATCATCAGGCTCATTGGGGATGCCTTTGCGTTCAGCCGTCTGGCTCTTGACCATCTCAGCCAAGCTAAAGTTTTTTGATAGCTGCACTATTTTTTCTTCTTTGCTGTCTTTGCGGATTGCTTAAATGCTTTTGATGTAGGCGCACCCTTGCTTCCAGGCTTCCGCATTTTCTCACCAGAGCCAGCAGCAATACGCTTACGTTTGGCATGGATGTTTGAATAAAGACCTCTTTTTGGCATTACTTTTTCCTTACATACTTGCTGACCGCACGATTACCAAACCAGAATGACATAATCGCAGCAAACAAACCTTGCGTGTCACCACTCCATAATAGTTCTACAGCGGCTTTCCAATCGCCGCCACTCTCAAGAACCTTGATAACTATAACAGCTTCTACAGCGCAGAACAAAAGAAAGAAGGCATAGGTTATGACAGGACGTACAGAACCGCGCAAACCATTAACAAAACTTCCCGCATCAATACTTCTGTCATGCTCATAAATCCCCTTGGTTTCTGCAATATCAGCTTGCTTGTCTAACTCTTGAAGCTTTAAAGCAGAGCGTTTTTCCATCAACTCCGCTTCCATCTTCATAGTCTCAAGCTTTTGCTTGTGTTCCTGACCGGCCTTGAAGAAGTTAAGGACTTCCGGTAAGAAGCTGGTTCCAAATCCTAAAAGACTTCCTAGTAAACTCATCATGTGCTTAGTTTTCCTTTCGGCAAAGCTTGGCATTTCCACGATACTGGCTTGTAGCCTTTCATGTGTACATGAACGCTTCTAGCCATCTCCATAGCCCTAGCCTCGCACCTTTCGTAAGAGCTATATGGCCCCCTTTGATCTTCTAACTGCCAACATTCTGTCGGCTGGAAAACCATACAAGCGAGAACAAGGGCTTGAAACATATCACTCCATTACTTTTTGCTCATCCATACAGACGTACCCATATAAGCACCAACAATACCAGCACCAGATAAGTAGAATAGATTACTAATGTCACCCAGCGCATTGACACGATCAATATCAACAAAAAACATAGCTACAGTAAACGCACCCATAGATAATAATGTAGCTGTAGCCATGCGCCTCTGGGCAAGCAGCTTACGAAGCTCTGCTTCTTCTTGTTTTATTTCTTTTGCATGGGATAATTCATCATCAGTAATTACTCCATCACCATCGAGATCGTACTGAGAATAAGTTGTATCTTTCTGAAATTTTTTTGTCATATAACAAACGCCTTTGCTACACTAACCATTAGAAAAACAAACAACGCAAATGCCACAGCAATAATCACACCAATTAAAAGAAACTGTTTAACACCTTCTTCAAACTCTCTGTCAGCCTGTATCTTCTTACGTCTAGCTGCGGCCTCTGCTTCTCGCTGCTCTTGGATACGCTTTGCTCTTTCTGCTATAATACCAGCCCATGTTCCATGCCCAAAGCGGAAGTCCACAAGTCTGGCAACTTCAGCTAACTGTTCTGCCGCTAACTTAGCGTCAATGATTTCTTTAGCTACAGTATCAACACCAAACTGATCGCCTAAACCAGTACCAGACTTTTTAGCTCTAGCTTGCTGAACTTGTTTTTCACCAGTAAACAGATCATCTATCTGATTTGCAATCTGCCCTATGTCTTGAACAGTGCTAATGTTTTCTTTAATGAATTTTACGGATTGTTGCACAAGTGCAATACCTGTCAGCACCTCTGCAATTACCATGTCATCCTCGCAAGATCACACTCAATAGCAATAAGATCATAGTACCAGCAGTACCGATCATAATGTGTTCAATGCGTTTAATACGCAAAATTGTTTCTTTCCAGCGTTCAGCGCAAACCGCCTCATGAGTGTCGATCTGTGATTTAACATCTGTGACAGTTGGCTTGGTCATTATTACGCCTCATCAGGCCAGTTGTTGTCTTGGTTTCTTCGGTCATAGGTCACCTATGCGTAAGGGCTATCACCACAGCAAGAAGGCCAAGCTGCCTTTAGTTCCGCAATGCTAGTTGCACTGTCACCGGCAGTCGGGGCGTCACGCAATGCTTGCTTTGATGCCACGATTGCTGCGGTATCTGCGCCATTTTCTTGCGCTTTCATAAAGTCGGTATCAAGTGCCTCAAGCAGCGGCTTACGAGCTTCACGAACCTTGTCAGCAAAAATCTCTTTGGCTTTTGTCAGGTCTTCTGAAATGACAGAACCATTCAGTACCCAAGCACCACGAAAGTCACGGTTTGCTGGAACGGTAGCAGTTGAAGCGTCAATCTGATTACCGTCCTTATCTACGATGTATGTTGTTACAGCCATTAGTTTCTCCTATGCGGCTAGTTCATCAGATATGCGCCAAGCATTGCGCCATTCTCTAGTCTGCGGTAACTGCTCTTTCTTGCAGATAACCATAGTCGGGCGGTTGCCCTCATTCCAAGTCTCGACCACATGCTGTGGGCAGTCCTTGAGAATTAAATACTCAATTGCTTCTTCCTCAGTCATAGCCTCAACAGGCTCAGTCTGGTGCAGCAAGTATCCACGAGTGTGCTTTTTAAAGTCAGGCTGTGCTTCATCCTTTGCCAGTTCCCAGTACACCCACACAGGTGGTAAGATACCGCCCTGTACCGCACACGCCATCCAGTTCGGGTCAGGCACAAGTATCTTGGCGCACTCATCAACGCTGTCCTCATAGACTACACGATAGTCTGACTGATGCGGCTCAAGGTTTTCCTTTGACCAGCACAGACGGTCAAACAGGTGAGTGCCTTTGAACTGTGGTGTCTGGGTCACGCTAAGTCTCCAAATATTGCAACATGATTATAACTTGCATCGTTAGCAGTAGAACCATTTGTGGTTCTAATTACTGTTGAACCTGTTGCTAAATCAGTAGTTTGTCTCGGAACAGCAATAGTTCCGTTGTTATCACTTTGACCGCCGACAGCGCAGTAATTGGCATTGTTAAAACTGTTCGTGTAAGAGATTGTGAAGATTCCGGGTCCATCATCTACCAATCCGGAGTGATTTAGGCTGTCACGGACTGCTACTGTTCCAGAGCCATTGAAGTCGACCCAATACTTTGCACTACCATTAACAACGTAGTCCGTAGTCAGTGACCCTGCGGTTGAATGGGTCAATGTATCCGCTGCAATTGTACCAGCCATTATGGTTTCTCCGGCCAAGACACATCATCAAGTGATGTGTAGGTTTGTGTGATGTCACGCAAGGCTTGACGGTATGTTGTTTGTGCAGATGTAACATCAGCCGTGTCTGACAGAACCCAATAATCTGTTTCTGCAAGTAGGCGATTACGTTCTGTGCGTAGTTCAGCCAATTTATATGCGGCAATCAGTTCAGCTTCTTTTGTTGCTACAGCAGAGGCATCCCAAGCCACAACATTTCCATTTTCATCTGTTGCTACTGCATTAGCACCATCATCGCTAATAGAAACAACGCTAGAGTAAAGAGCATAAATTGCTTCGTGTCTCAAGTTACAATCTCCATTACTGTAATTGTTGATACGCATACAAATTGAGCACCAGCCCCGCGCCTGTTCAAATAAAAAGTACCTGTACCAGATGCCCACTGGATTTTGTAAGTAACTGCTGAAGTTGTTGAGGGTGAATCCAAATACTGCGTAGATACTTCATTTATTTGCGCTGTTGTATTTCTAGAAAAGTTTGTTACGTTTGCTGTACTTCCACCACTACCAACAATAGCTGTGGTATCACGCATTAATCTTACAGAGTTATTTTGGTCACTAACGCTGTGTCCTAAGTTCAAACTGTACGAAACCAGTATTTTACTGCTTGTTGATGTTGGAGTTATAGAAACACTCATTCCAGAAATATCTACAAAAGTGCTTTCGCTGGACAGTGAAGCACTAACCACTGTATTTACAGATGTTTGTTTTACTTGAACAATTAAGTCGTCTTGACCTTTGATTTGAACCATTATGCTAGATCTCCGCTTATTGATAACATATTATATTTTGCATCATAACCAGACCCACCAGTGTTGACACTTCGGACAAAAAAGTTGGAAGTTGTTGGCACCTCTTCAACAACGCCATCTGTGTGCATAGAATACCCAGCTGCGGAGGCCACTGAATAGTTCATTGAGTATGAACCGTATGCTGCATAATAAATATTGTTCATTGAATTCGAAAAATTTGTGTCAAATTCTGATGTTGAGTTGTCTACAACTGAGCTTATGTTAAAGCTATCCCTAACTGTGTTAGCAATTTGATCATAATTCAAAAAAGCCTTTGCTGCACTCTGCTTCGTCAGCGCAACTGGGCTAGTGCCATCTGATGCTACAATTGTATCTGCTTTTAAAGTACTCATTATACCACCGTCCAAGTTTCTCCGGTGCCGACTGTTACCGTCACACCAGTATTGATTGTGATTGGGCCAGCCGACATTGCGTTCTTGCCATTTGTAATTGTGTAATTTGTTGTAACAGTCTGACCGTTTTCATAGAATATCTGGTCGCTGCCGCCGCCTGTTGCACCAGCCGATATGCCTGTCAGGGATGAACCATCACCAGTATAGCTTGTTGCCGCCACTGTGCCAGCCACAGTGATGCCGGTGTTGCTGGTGTTTAGCTTTTCAACTCCATTATAATAAAGCTGTACCTCGCCATCGTCTTGAACAATAATCCCATTTTCACCAGATTTGGCTTGAATATATATATCGCTGCCATCATCGCCATCCACGTTATTGCGGATATATAAAATGCCATCATTATTGTCGATAAAAGCGTTAGTGCCGTTGTGATAGATTTCTAAATCACCACCAGCACCGCCGAATAATGCTTTGTTGCTTTGCCCAAAATCGATATCGTTTGAATTAACATCAAGCGTACCACCAAGCTGAGGAGTGGTATCACCAACAACATCTGAAGGCGGCATATTGGTAAAGTTATTTGCGTCAAGATAGTAAGAACCTTGTTGACCATCGAGCAAATCAGCGTCTAAACCACTAGCTGCACCGTCAACCGTTTTGACAGCGGTAAGTATTTCGCTTGCAGTCTGGTCAGCCGTTGCACCAGCCTCAATGCCATCAAGTTTAGTACCATCGGCTGAAACATCACGCCCATCAACAGTCTCAGACCCAGAGAATGTAAGATTGCCTGTTAGCTGCCCACCAGTTAAAGGTAGAAAACCAGAGCCAGCAGTTACTCCAGCTACCCAAGCTGAACCGTTGTAAACTTTTAACGTGTCAGACGTTGTGTTGAAGAACAGATCGCCTTCATTAAGATTTGTTGTTGGGTCTGTTGGGCCAGAAGAATAAACATCAGCAAATGCTGTAATGCCTGATAGATTTGCAGCAACCGTTTGAATAGCGTTAGTTGCCGTTGTACCATCTTCAATATCAGCTAACAGCCCAATATCAGTG